AAGGGGACAGTGGGATCATACCGATTGCGGTAAAAAAGCTGTTGTTGAAGTTCGAGTTGATGTTGTTGGAGGCAGACTGCCCGCAAGAGGAAGCGGATCGGGTGTTGGTAGACCTAAAATATACCCTGATGCACAATCCAGACGAAGGGAATACATCAGAGACTATATGCGAAAGCGTAGGGCCTTGTCCAAAGTGTGAAGAATACCGCAAGAAGATGCGAGAATACATGAAGGTTTACCGAAGGAGGTCGAAATGAAGTTTGTAGATGCGATCAATGCGAAGATAGTGAGGATTCAGGCCAAGGCGGTAGCTGATAAAGCTGCGATTGATTCTGTAGCTGCGGCGGAGGTTTCTGACTTGCAGGCTACTTTAGCGACTGGGGATGCTTGGTTGAACCGGGAGAGTGTTTTGTTTTACAGTAAAGTTGCCAAGGTGATGGATCAGATTAGTGATTGAGTTTCCTGAGAAGCTTCAGCCTATTTTTGAGCCTCATAGATACAAGGTTTTGTATGGTGGGAGGGGTGGGGCGAAGTCTTGGGGGGTGGCTAGGGCGCTCTTACTTAAAGGTGCTTCTAGGCCGATTCGGTGGCTCTGTGCGCGTGAATTCCAGACTTCGATTAAAGACTCGGTTCACAGGCTTCTAGCAGACCAGGTAGAAGTCATGGGCCTTGGAAATTTCTACACCATCCAGAAAGACGGGATTTTCGGGAAGAACGGGACTGAATTTGGTTTTCAGGGTCTTCATCATAACGTGATGAACCTTAAAAGTTGGGAAGGAGCAGACGGAGCCTGGGTAGAAGAGGCTCACACGGTCTCTGACTCTAGTTGGAACGTCCTGATTCCGACTATTAGAAAGGACGACTCGGAAATTTGGATGACTTTGAACCCTGAATTTGAGGATGACGCGACTTACCTGAGATTTATTGAAAAGCCTCCTAAAAACGCTGTTTTGATCAATATTAACTGGAGGGACAATCCTTGGTTTCCTCCGGTTCTTGATCTTGAGCGCAAAGACCTTCTGGAGAGAGACCCTGATGCCTACGACCACGTATGGGAAGGAAGATGCAGACAATGGCTTGAGGGGGCTATCTACTCTACAGAACTCAGGAAACTCTTTCTGGAAAACCGTGTATGTAAAGTCGAGCATGATTCAGCCGCTCCTGTATACACAGCCTGGGATTTGGGGAGTACGGACGATACTGCGATCTGGTGGTATCAGGTTATTGGAGGCGAGATTCATGTCCTTGAGTGTTACGCAAGTAACCACGGAAGTATTTCCGAGTACGCAACGCAAATCTTGGGTAGAGAGGTACGGGTTGATCTGATTGGGGATGATGTTAAAGCGAGTTTTGGTCCCATTGTTCCTGAATTGGAGTATAGACGGGCTTACAACTATGCAAAACACTGGTTACCGCATGATGCGAGGGCGAAGACTTTAGCGGCCAAGGGGAAGTCGATTATTGAGCAGCTTGCGAGTGCTGTGAAGTTTGAGATGATGGATATTGTACCGAACATAGGAATAGAAGATGGAATCCAGGCTGCAAGATCAATGTTCCATCGTGTCTGGTTTGACAAAGAGGGCTGCGACTCAGGAATCAAAGCCCTCAGACGATATCAGAGAAAATATGATGAAGATACTAGAAGTTTCTCGCGTCAGCCTAAACACGATTGGACCTCGCATTACAGCGACGCCTTCAGAATGCTTGCTGTCGCATGGCAGCACGAAGTCAAGGTTGATCCGAAAGAGACTAAGGAAGAGTTCTACAGAAAACTGAATCAACCGGAACACCAGACGTTGGATCAGATGTGGAAAGAGGTAAAACCCAAAACACAGAGGATATGATAATGTTCGGACTGCCCGAGGATGTTCGTTTCTGCAAACTTTGTTGTATCAGCAATCAGAGGCCGAATAGTTCAGTAGAATATAGTCACAGTGTAGTATCTCTGAAAGAGACCATTCACTTCGATGAAGAAGGTATTTGCGATGCCTGTAGGGTTTCTGAGGAGAAGAAGAAAATTGATTGGAAGAGTCGGGAAGATGAACTCAAAAAATTACTCGATGAACACAGAAGGGAAGATGGTGGTTACGATTGCATCGTGCCTGGGAGTGGAGGAAAGGACAGTTACTACGCCTCCGACATTCTTAAACACAAGTACGGTATGCACCCCATTACTGTTACCTGGGCACCCCATATTTACACAGAATGTGGGCGGCGAAACTTCGACAGGTGGAATGAAGACCAGGACAACTTTACCTGCACTCCTTCTCGGAAAACGCATCGTCTCTTGACGAGGCTTGCGTTAGAGAATCTTTTTCATCCGTTTCAGCCGTTCATTATCGGGCAGAAGAATCTAGGCCCGAAGATGTCTTTGCTTCATCGTGTCCCCCTTGTTTTCTATGGGGAGAACGAGGCTGAGTACGGAAATCCCAAGAGTGACACAGAAACCTCGAAGAGAAGTGCTGTATATCATACAAGCCAGAATGAAGTCAGGCTTGGTGGGGTTCTACTTCGTGCTCTGGAGGAGAAGTATCTTTGTTCCAAGGCTGATCTTTCGCTTTATCTTCCGAATAAAGAAGCTGCCGAATATGCAGACGTTAGATATCTTGGATACTATCTGAAGTGGAAACCACAGGAAGCATATTATTATGCCGTTGAGCACGGAGGATTCGAGCCGAGTTCCGAGAGGACGCCAGGAACGTATTCCAAGTACAATTCCATTGATGACCAGATCGACGACCTTCACTACTACACCACATTTATCAAATTCGGAATTGGAAGGGCTACTTATGATGCTTCGCAAGAGATCAGAAGCGGAGACATTACGAGAGAGGAAGGAATTGCCCTTATTCGTCGTTTTGACGGTGAGTGGCCTGAGCGGTTTAGTAATACTGTTTTCGATTATCTTTCCGTACCTGGTTTCCCCGTAATGACGAAGAAGTATTTCTTTGACCTGGCGGATAAGTTCAGACCTCCACATTTGTGGAAAAAAGAGCAAAGAGAATACGATGAAGTATGGGAATTGAGGCACAGACTATGAAAGTCACCATCATTTCCGGTAGTAGGGCGGACTACGGTTTATTGGAATGGCCGATAAAATTGATGTCTGGAGACAAGTTTTTTGAAGTTGAAGTTCTGAAGATATGGGGAGAAACTTCCTTTGGTGCGATTGAATTGGTGAAAGATCACTGTACGTATTCCAGACCAGATTTAATAATGCTTCTGGGAGACAGATTTGAGATCATGGGTGCTGCGTTTTCGGCGCATTTGGCTAGAGTCCCGATTGCCCACATTGCTGGCGGCGATGTTACTGAGGGTTCCTATGATGATGCCATGCGAGATTGTATCTCTCGTATGTCTTCTATCCATTTTGTTACTTCTTCTTCTGCAATGACCCGACTTACCCACAGGGGTTGCAAAAATATCCATCTTGTCGGTTCACCCGGTATCGACTATATAAGGCATGCCCAATGGCGTGAAGCCAGACCCTATAAACAGCCCTACGTAGTCATTTCCTACCAGATGGAGACGTTGAACATGGTGAATGACATGGAAGAAGTTTTAAATAGTCTTCCTGATGACAAGTTCAAGATTTTTATCATGCCTAACCCGGACAGGGGGAATGAAACAATCCGTGAGGATATTGAAAGTTACGTTAAAGAGACTCCGTTTTCGTTCTTGTTCGAGAATTTGGAGCATGGAAAATTCCTGAATCTAATTCAGCATTGCGATGAGTTTATTGGTAATTCATCTGCAATGCTCTACGAGGCTCCTGAGCTTCAGATAAAGACCAGGATGATAGGCAACCGGCAGAAGGGGAGGACGATTCCCTGGGGTGACGGACACGCTTCAGAGAGGATCATTCACACTCTAAAGTATGGTGCGCTATGATAATCGCCGAAATAGGTGTGAACCACAACGGCGATATGAGTTTGGCGAGGGTCTTGATTGACGAATGTGTGAAGGCTGGCGCAGATGCAGTCAAGTTCCAACTCTTTCACATCGAGAAGTACAAACACTTGCAAATTAGTGAGAGTCAGGTTGAATTGCTCCATTATTATTGCCAAGATAGAAATATAGAGTTTCTCTGCACTCCGTTTGACATTC